ATTTGATATTCCCTTTACAATAACTTCATACTTGTTATCAGATCCATTAGATGTTGTTTTTAATGTCCATGCACTATTACCTGGATTAGAAAATTTTTCTATCGTGTGATTATTTGATATTAACGATTTTTCAGTAATATCATTTCCATCAAAAAAGTTCCCATTGGAAACTAAATTTTCAGATATAGGTAATGTTTCATTTTCTATTACAGGAGTATATTTTGATATTACTTCGGCACTCTCGTCCTTGTCTATAACAAATGCATTTCTAATTTTAAGAGTTCCACCTACCATGGAATTATTTAATTGAATATCACCTGGACTATGTAAAGTTACAACTTTTCCAGTATCGTCAAATGTTAAATATGAAGTACCATTTACGATTGAATACGCTAAACAAGTATAACATATTAACCTAAATTGTTCGTGAAAATCTGGATCATTTATTCCAGGATTTGGTCGTAATCTAATTTCTGTTCTTGAAGGTGATATTTCTTGTAACCAAAATTTATCTTCTTGTATGAGAAGTTCTATAAAATTATTATTTTCATCTTTTAATGGTTCTTCTACAGTTCCAGCATATATTTTACCATTTGTATCTACCCAATGTGGGTCATCTGACTGATAAATACTTCTATCATTTTTATAAACCAAAATAAACTTATCACTGCCACCAAGTTCTCGTAAAAAATTATAAACTATTTTATAAGTTCCCCTTTCATATCCAAGACTTCTAACATGAGAACCAACATCCAACTTTGGTGGAAGCGGATGTGGAAGTTTTCCTGATGCTATATAATTGTCTGATGTATCATATAAATGAAATTCTATAACATCAGTTGGTGATTCACCAAATGGTATAGGTTCGTCTCCAACATCTAATCCAGAAATACTTATCAAAGGAAGATTTTCAGAATTTAATCTTGATAATTTTCCAGTTACATTATCTAATGTTAATTGTTTTTTTCTTGGCATTATAGTTCCGTAAATTCTCTGTCTATTATTTTATTTAAATCTTCATTTTCATCATAATCAAAATAACCATGAGACCAAGTAATCTTATTATTTTCTGGATGACCTGATCCATCGGTTCCCTGTCCTGGGGTTATCTTTTCAAATAAAATTATATTTCCTGATGTTGAATCTCTTAAAATTCCATCTGTTAGATTTCCGGTGGTGGTTCTCTTTTGAATAACTTCTATATATTTTGCTTCATCGCGTCTTGTAATTTCTTGATAGAAATCATTAACCTTTAATTCTTCTTTGTTATATGGCATTTTATCTTTCCACTTTGAAACTGTTCTTTTCGTCAAAATATTGAACAGTTTCATCGGCAGTACCACTACCACTTACTATTTTATAATTTATTCTGTAAAATCGTTCTGATTGTAATCCGTTCATCCAGAAGTTAAAATAGTTTCCGGTTGAATCACAACTAACTACTGAACCACTGCCAAACGGAACAATAACATCATCTGTATAAGCATCTTTTATTTGATAATATGTACTGCCACTTGGAAGAGTTTTTACCGTATTATATCCGGTAGTATATTGAGTTGATGAATATGACCGTTCTGGAAACATTTCCCTACCAACAACTCTAAATTTTACTTTTGAATTTTCTTTATACTTTTCTCTAAACCCTCTCATATAAATTTGCACATCTTCTAAATTAGCTGATGATAATGCTGTTAATGAACCAGTTACCCATTTTGAATCATCCCAAACTACTTCTAATTTTGGGGGATAAATTGTGTGAGTTTCCCTTGAGAAAAAACTGAAATTTCCATATCGTGTAGTATTTCCTTCTTCAACATCAGAATCAGTATTTCCAATGCTACCACTTCTTTTTACCATAAATCCCTCGTTTGAAACTGTACTGTGTAACCATTTCCACATAATATCAGTTACATCCATTCTTACATCTGCTGGTTCATTTGTAAAAGATTGTGATGCTTCGTATCCACTTCCACTATACCACGTTCCACCAGATCCAGAAACAGTATTCCATTGGGTTCTTGTTATCCCATTATCTTTCCATTTCCAACCTGCTCCATCTTCTACGATTGGAGAAAGATTATATCTTCCAGATCCATTCTCCCATGATTGACTTACTGGATATGAGTATAAAGTTTGATCTACATTCAATGCAGATGAATTTGCATCAAATAAATTTAAATAAAATTTTGTGCTTGAACCGGAAGTTATTAAACCAGATGATACTGATTGAGAAATATAAGTTAAATCAAATTTAACGAGTGCTCTTGAAACATATATTTGAGTTCCGGCTACATTCATATCTTTTCTTATTTCTAAAATTTCATCCAACCCTGTATTCATGCTATGACTTTGTTCGTAAAGTGTTGTGTCCTTTTCACTAAATTCAAAATAATGCATTATATATCTCCCAATACTCTTCCCCTAATATCTGTATCTGGGAATTTAATTTCAAAAATTGCTGGATCAACCGATGGGTAAACTGTCCCATTAAATGTCGCACTTTGAATATCATAAATATTATCTGAATATCCAGAAGATGTTCCCCATTTGTTTTCTACTATAACCAACTCATCTCTATTTTCAAGAGGTTTAACTATTGTAGCTACACCATCAACTTTTAATAACTCTGAAGCTATTCCTGATAGAATAATTGGTTGATTTATTTGCCACCTATCTATATTAAAATATGTTTTTAGTGAATCTACACACTTCAACAATACTTCATTTTTATTAAATCCTTTTTTTGTATAAATTGCAAATTGCAATCCTATATTTATTACCCAAGCATCTTTTAATTGAACTGCATCTGTCATCATTCTATATTGACTTAAATAAATTTTTACATTTTCTTTTACTGCAGTATTTAGTCCGACTAATTTTTTACTTTGATTATATCCCAACATATACATATTTAATGCTAATGGGTTTGGTTGAAATGTTGTATCTGACTCATTTTGACCTGTTGCAGAAACTTGTTCATCTTGGATCATATAAACTTTAGATATATTGCCATATTTTGATGGTAATGAATATACACGAGTTATATAATCATCCTTGGTTACTGCACGACCTTGAGCTTGAAAATATGCAAGTGCATTAGTTCGTACATTTTCTATTGTTTCACCACTACTACCACCTGTTGCTGGGTTTGGGTTAGTAACTGCTATAGAATTTTGAGTACTTGTTTTTAAACTCGCATCTAATGTTAAAGAATTATCAAACTCTGAACTTATCAATGAAATGTTATTTATTCCGTTTGATGCGACATTATCACTAATACCACCACCGTAACTATATTTTATTGTTAATGTAGTATTTGTTGGAACTTGACCATACGTATCTGTATTTAAAAAGTTTGCTGGATCAAATGAAGTATCAAGAAAACTTGGAGTTCCTGGTAGACTAGACCCAACGTTATTTGGGTTTGGTATTATTTCTTCATCTGCTCCAGAAGCTACTCCTGAGCCGAACCTTAATTCGGTTTTTTCGTCTGTTCTAATGTAAGTTTTAAATCTCTTTGAAGTTTTTACAAGTTTCAATAAAAATGGTGCAAAATTTCTACCATTCACTAAATCTGGTGAATTCTTTGAAGTGTTTTCAAAGTCTGCATATACAGTATCTTGTGCTAAAAATGGGACTTCATACCATTTGTTTCCATCACTATCCGTTACTGAAATTATTTCTAAAATTGGAGTGTTTTGTAAAACTACTCTTTTATATTTTTCAGCAGAACCAAATGTAATATATTCAGTAGAAACCGTTCCACTTACAGCCTTTGCTGATTTTTTAAGTAACCACTTTGTAATGTTACCACTATCATCCACTTCAAATATGTCTTCTTGTCGTGGACTCATTGAACTTGAATTTCTAAAAATTACATCATCCACACTTCTAAATACCGTGCCATTTGTTGAAGTTGCTTGTAATCCGTTGGATACATTAAGACAATAATCTTCATTTGGTTGCCGTTTTCCATCTACTACATTATTTGGATCTGATGGAACGGTTTGGAACACGTCAAGTGTTACCGAAGATGGAGATGATAATTTGGGCTTATATCCATATCCTTGAACTATTTCATAAATTGTTTTCTTTTCTTCTGCAAATGATAATAAACTTTCTTTAAATTGTTCATCAATATAATATGATAAAACGTCTCCAACATATGATGCCATTTCTATAAACATCATCCCAGGGTCTGCTTCATTAAAATCATTATATGTGTTTGGGAAATAGGTCTGTGCATATTCTATTAACCCATCCCTGAAACTACTAAAATCTTTATTTAAATATTTTACATCTCTGCTAAGTCCATGTTTAGCCATTTAATTTCTCCATTGTATTGTCACTGTGCTAATTCACTATATGATTCAAATTGCTCAAAACTTATAGACACTTGTGCAGACATTCCAGGTTCGAATGATAATCCAAAGTCTATTGATATATTTACTGTATTTCTTCCGTAATCTGGAAGTTCCACTTTAAGTTTTTTAATATTTACATATGGAAGCCATTGTTCCATAGATTCTCTAATTGCCTCCTCTAATTTATCATTTAAATTCTCATCCATTGGTTCAAAAATAACTTCATTTAATCTTGAACCAAATTCTGGTTGACCCACCCTTTCACCCTTCATAGTTTTCAATAAATTTACTATATTGTGTTTTGCCTGTTCAAGAGTTGTATTTGTTTGAGTAAAATGACCAGTGTTGGAATATCCCATTGGTAAACTCAGACCAATGGATACATCTGGATTTAAATCTTTTTCTCTTGCTCCCATGTATAGTCTCCTACCTATTT